GGCAGCGTGAGGGGCAGCTTGAGGGGCAGCGGTAGGTGCGTTTGCTCCGGGTCTAGAAATCTTAGCGGCGGTAGCAGCTTGCGCTTCCATTACTTCCCCTACTCGAGCTTCAATAATTTTATTTTTTTCTGCGGGTGGTAATTTTCTAGTCTCCCTATCAGTATCTACTTCGTCTGATATCCTAGCCCTAAGTGCCTGAGCAAGCGTTTCACGTTTAAGCTGAGCGGCTTGATCAAGAGCGTTGGCAGTATCCTCACGCTTACCGGGCCCTGCTTCGCTAACGCTTGTACCAAAGGAAGTACGCGCTGCACTCAACACTTCCATAGCAGCATCCGCTTTTGTTTTATTCTCAAGGGTTGGGTTTAGCCGGTACGCAGTTACAGCAGCAAGTGCTGCCTCAGGAAGTTTTGCTCCTGTTGCTTCTTTCGGGGGCTTCGTAGCTGCAAGAATACCTTGCTGCATTGTGCGCTGACGGTAGTTTTCATCTTGTCTAGCTGCGTGAGCGGCACGCCGGTTCTGTTCAGCGGTGGCAACTAACGCTTGAGCCTCACGGTGCAAGCCCATTTTTTCTTTGCGCTCGGCGTCGGCCAAGTTAATACGCATGTTTTGCAAGGCGCGTTCTTCTGCTTGTGACGCCTGATTCGAAGCACCATAAGCCCGCCCAAATGTTGCGGCACCTGCACCTAAACCACGAGCTAAGTCGTTGCCTTGCAGCATATCTCCAGCGGCTTGTATTGCTGCTAGCCCCATATTCTGTCTTTTGGTAGTTGCGTTTGCTTCTTGCATGCGTTTGATGTTCGCACGCTCTTCGTCATATTGGCTGGGCCCAGCCGAATCTGTAAGTTCTTTCCTAGCTGCCATCACCGCCGCCAGACGTTGCTCGGGGGTTTGTTCCGCGTATGCCGGGGCTGGAGTCAGGTAATCTTTGTACAGCTTTCTGAGCAACCCTTTACGCATGCCTTCTTCGTCTAACTCTGGCTCTTCTACGCTAGCGTTAATCCCAGTATCACTAGAAAAACTTGCGTTAGGGTTGTAACCAAATTCATCCATGCCCCCACGGGCAAAAGCAACGATGCCTCCACGGGCCATGCTCTGTTCAGTTGGCAACATCTGCGCCATGTCTACGGGCAAAGCGCCAAGGCCATTTTTCATAGATGCACGGGCAGCTTTCTCCATTTGAATGGCCTGCAGTTGCTCTTGATCCCCACGAGCTTTTGCCGCTTCTTCAGCCTGAGTCAACTGTTGATCTGACAACTTGTGTACGATGCTTTCAATGTTCTGCTGGCTATCGACGCTACCGCCGTCGGCAAAGAACTGCTTCAGACCCCAAGCAGCAGAGCCTGCGGAACCTAACATTTGACCGAATGACGGGGAACCCGGATTTTGAGTGCCGGTGTAATTAGTGGTGCTGCCAATTGGAAGCCCCCGCATCATGTTAGCCATGTTGCTCAATTGCTGCTGCGGGTACTCCCGTTGGTTCTGGTAGTCTTGGTACGCTTGGTTCAGCCCTTGCTGCCCCATAGCTTGTTTCTGCGCACCGTAGGCAGCTTGTAACTGATTGACATCCATACCTTGCTGAAACTGCTGTGCACCCAAGCCACCCAACTGCCCTGAGGCGCTCAGACCTGTCTGAAGTCCCTGCATACCGTAATTTGCACCAAACTGCTTAGACTGCTCCGCTGCTTGCTGCGCAGCTTGTCCATACTGAGCGGCCATCTGAGCGCTAGTCATACCTTGATTAGCACCAAACTGCTTAGATTGCTCCGCTGCTTGTTGCCCAGCTAGTCCGTACTGAGCGGCCATCTGAGCGCTAGTCATACCTTGATTAGCACCAAACTGCTTAGACTGCTCCGCTGCTTGCTGCGCAGTTAAACCCGCCTGCTGGTTGGCAAGTTGTGCCTGCATACTTTGACCAGAACCAAGCTGCTGCGTTTGTAGGTTAGCCGCAAGATTTTGTTGTCCTACGGTCAAACCGGCTTGCTGGTTTGCCAGTGCCGCTTGTTGCGCCAACTGAGCGTCCTGCATTGATGCGGCTTGGTTAAACTGGCCTTGCTGCAGACCATACTGCCCTTTTAGCGATTGGTTTGACAGGGCCGCTTGTTGCGCCAACTGAGCATTTTGCAGATTGGTGTTGTAGCCCATCTGAGAATTGAACTGCCCCGTTTGCATACCGGCTTGCTGATTTGCTAACAACGCCTGCAACCCGGTCTGCTGATTGGATTGCTGGGCTTGGAGCCCTGTTTGCGCTTGAAGCCCTTGCGTTTGCAGCGCAGCGCTTAGGTTTTGAAGTCCCGTTTGTTGTTGAACCCCTTGATTTGCCTGCGCAGCAGTAAGACCTGTTTGTTGGTTAGCCTGTGCTGCCTGAAGTCGTGCTGCTTGCTCTGCATTGAACTGTTGTTGTGCGTTTTGAAAACCTGCTTGTGACCCCGTAGCTTGTATATCCCCCATCTGCTGAGCAAGATTTCGCTCCCGCTCTGCACGCATAATAGCGTCCCGCGAACCACCAAAAGCCCCCGCTTGAGCCGCTTGTGCTTGCTGCTGCGTCCCTTGAATCCCCGATTGCCGTGCAGCCTCTCGCTTTTGTATATCGACGACACTCTGCATGTACGGTGACATGTAGGCATCGGCAGTGCCGGGTTGGGTAAAACTATTTGTGCCGATACGCTCTGCTGAAATATCCCCTGCAGCCCGCATCTGCAAATCGCGCAAGGGCAACGCTTGGATTCGTTCGGCTTCAGCGCGTTCAAAACTTGTACGTTCGGGTCCTTGCAACTGGGCAGCGGAGACTTCGGGAGCATTTTGCAACTGGGCAGCGGAAGTTTTTTGGCCGAACACATCCGCTGGCCCTTCCATTTGGTAGTTAGTAAGGGTTGGAGAATCAACTTTGTCGTAGTTAAAGTTGCTAGATGTATATTTATCTGGTGCAGAAAACTGATTGCTAAACGCGCTAGCACTGTATGGATTTGGCGCAGAAAACTGACTGTCAAATTCACTCGGAGAATAAGAGGCCGATTTGGCTTTATTAGCAATGTCCCCAGCTATACCCGCCGCTTGCGCTGTAAGGGGGGAGGTTTGCATGTTCGCAGCTTGCTGCTGCGCTTGTAGCTGCATGGGGTCAAAACCTTGAATGCGTTTAGCCCCGTAGGCTTCGTAGGGTCGGTCTGCAAGCGCGGCTTGTTTGGCTAGCGTGTCTTGCGCATAGCCTTTAGCCCAGTCGGGTAAACCCGTAGTCGATGTGCCACTCGAAGAAGCAGGGGAACCGCCCATAAAGCCGTTCAACGGCATCAGCTTGCGTTTCAGGTCCAAAATATTCATAGCTTTACCCCAACAATACGGTATTTTTCTTTAAAGCCGTAGCGTTGCCACAGCCTAGCAATTGATTCCCTAGCAGCACCTTCTATAGTTGTAGCACCCATAGACCTTGCATAGGCCCGTAGTTGCTCAAACGTATCCTCATTGCTTACTAGCTTACCGCCTATAGCAGTAATAAATGCAACCCGATCATCAGGGCGATTGAAAAACTCAACTGTCGCTGCACCGTGGATAACACCAGAATCATCAACCGCGACGATCAGTGCCCACTTACCTTGGGTTACGAATACCTTAGCATGCGTTACTGTGTAGTCCCCATTGGAATGAGCTAGCGCATCGGATATAAACCCCTCAACCTTGTCCCAAGTATAGTTCACCCACTCTGAGGCGACATACTGTATTTTCATGCTGGCAGGTGTTTATCCATGCGGCTGTTTGTAGCAACATTGTTTTTACCCATAGACTTTGCACGCCCTGCTTGAATACGAGCAAGCATGGCATACAGCTTACGCGCACCCGCTTCAGTCGATCCATTGCCTAGCTCGGACACGATACGCGCAGGGACCACAAATTCACCATCGGCAAGTCGCGCAGGTTTTTTTGCTCTGCCAATAGTTGCCGGGATGCTATCTGACACGCCATCACCGGGACCGCGCAGGAGTCGTCCGCCATCTGAGTAGCCACCGAGGGTGCCAAGTCCACCACGAGCAAAACGCCCAACTACACCGCCGTTAGCTTGCGGACCAGCATCTCCTTGACCACCTCCGTTTTCGCCGCCTTGACCACCGCCACCGCCGCCACCGCCGCCGCCACCGCCGCCACCATCACCACCATCACCACCATCACCACTATCAGCACTATCAGCACCTGAAATGGCATTTGCCATAGCGTCTGCAAGTGCCGCTTGAGAATCTACATTAGGTGCATTCTGGTTAGTACGACCCTCATGGCTGTAGTTAGGGTCTACGTTTCTGGCGATTGCGTCTGAAATACCTCTTAAACCCATATTGCCCAACGTAGCTGCTGCGCTATTTGCAAGCGAAGCTAAACCCGTTGTTGGTCCGCTAACGCCATTGATGTTAGTAGCGCCGGGGATACCGTAACCACCCCCCGGACCCGGACCCGGCCCGTTCTCCCCACCAGCGGGAGGTTCTAGCGTGGTTGCTTGGGTTGTCGGGGTCGGGGTCGGAGTAACGGCACCAGCGGGAACCCATGTGTATTGACCCGTTGCTGCGTCGTACACGTACTTGCCGCTACTGTAGGTTTTTTCTCCAGCCGCTGCGTTTGCAGTGTCAATAGCTGCAGACCTAGGCGAGTAGCCGTAGTACATCTGTTCTTTGCCGAAGTTACTACCGTAGTTACCGTTAGTGGGTACATCGGGTTGGGGAAACTCGTATACCTGAGGCAGTGGAGTTACAAAATAGTTGGGGTCGTTTCTGAGGCTCATATTGCGGTCTTTATTCTAAGCACTTGGCTGTTGATGGTAGCACCCGTAGTGGTGTCTCGATAGACGTCCCCGATTCTCAAACTGGCAAATTCAACGTCTGTCGGCAAGCTGGGGGACGTGCCAGACGTAGGGAAAAAGCTCAAGCCCGATACTACATCGGTTCCGTTAGTTTGTGTAGACCCTGCCATTGGCCCAGCGTTGTCCAGTTGGTTGAAGTACAGCCGCAACAAACTCAACAGTTGGTTCATGTAAACAGGGTCATACTCCTGCGGGGGGCTAGGTAGCCGGGGGGCTACTACGTTCTTTTGTGCCATTACCTTCTGCCATCAGGACGGATGTCGATTCTTGGAGCGCCTAGCTGCCACTGTGTGCCAAGGGTGTTTGAACTGATCTTCATTGACATCTGCCGCGCCCTAACCCGAATGTTCAGTTGTCCGTTGTAGGTATCTAGGTCAATGGGGTAGGTCTGGGTGGCTGTGACTGTGCCCTCTGCGCTGGCGCTGGTTCCACCGATTGACTTGGGGTTGTTATACCCAGAGCCAGAGTTTTGTAACGGCAGGAGTTGCATGGTCAAGCTAGGCGTTGTTCCGTCTGTAGAGCCGTTAAAGGTTAGGTCAGGCAGCATTCTCCAGACAAACGCAAAGTTGTGCCCGTCACCAATGTCAAACTGAGACGAGGTGATGAATGCGTTGATTGGGGTAAGCGTAGCTGCTGTTCCGTCATCTACACCCAGTTCGTGCTGGACAAGGTTGTTGCTGTATGTTGCTGCAACCGGGTAATCTTGGAGGCCGCTATCCAGCCATGCGGTTCGTGCCATAGTGCCGTAGTACCAGACATTCTCTACGTAGTTGAAGACCACATAGCTGTCGTTGGTCGTAGAACCGTTACTGGGGTAGAACCACCACACCTCGTTGAAACCCTCATTGGTAGCTGCATAAACTTGGTCAAACTGACTCCGGTCAATGTCGTTGTAGACATACCTGAGTAGGTCACAGTTGAGCGTTTGCAGCCGTCCGTCGTACTTGTAGAACTTGTCTACGCCCATCCAGTAAATAATCCCCGCTGCCAAAGCCACCGCATTGGGGCCAGCCAGAGATGTGTTGTCGGCCAGAAGTTGTGATCCCCAGACATACGGTGGGCCAAGGTACTGAAGGGAATACAGGGCAGCATCCGTAAACACCACAATCTCTTGCTTGCTTTGGATAGCGGTGATGATGGTCGAGCCGTGGGACAGCGTAATACTACCTGCCTGATTGGTGATTGCTGGTGCCCACTCCGTAACACTTTCTTGGTCAGACCAACGAATCAAGAGCGGATTGACGGACGTTGATCCAATGTCATTTGTCCCAAAGCACAGCACAAAACGGCTGGCGTCAGAGACAAGGAAAAAGATTTGAGACAGAGGAACGCTGCTTGCCCCATTTAGCTGCGACACCAATACGCCACGGGGGGATATCGTGTGCGTACCCGACTGACTGCCCGTAGTGATGATGAGCGCCCCGGTGGGGGTTAGAGACAGGTTGAACGTGCTAGAAGATACATACCGGGTGTAGTAAGTCGTACCCACCAGCAGACCTGTGGGCAGTGCGCCAGTGGTCTCAAACACAATGGCGGTCAGATCAGGGATATTTATGGTAGAAGTGACAACGCAGGGGTTGGCAATTGTCATGCTAACGGTAGCCGCTTGGTAGCCGATAGTGGCGTCCCAGTAATACAGAGGTCCGTTCCTCGGGCCGTAGATCAGGTCTTCACCAAAGTTAAATTGGTTCCATATCCGCATAGCGTCCGAAGAAGTGGCGCTGTTCCCCCAAGTGCCAGAACCCCATGTGCCAGAACCCCAACCTACCAACGGTACAGCGTAAGGCGGGCCAGTATTGACTTGATAAACAGCGTAGACTGTCCCGCCACCCGTAGTTGTGGATGTTGCCGCAGATGCAGCGGTGATGGTGTATACGGTGGAACTGGAAGTTGTTATTTTGTATTCGCCGGAAATGGTCAGGCCACCAACAGCAGTAGCACCTGTAAACGTCACGAAATCGTTGTTGATGAAGCCGCCCGTGGCGTCCGTGACTGTGACTGTAGTAGAACCGTTGACTGTGGCAAACGGGTTGGTCAGCGTGCGGACAGTTTGGGTAGGCGTGATGTCATAGTACGCACCGCCGTTGAGTATGTAGAACTTGAGGTTTGTGCCAACCCCAATCAGGTTCTGAAAGGCAAAGGTGACCCAGTTCCACAATGAGCGGCAAACGCCCAAGAACGTGTTAGCAGATATGCGTACCCAGCCGCCTATCTTTTCAGGCGTACCTTGCCGAAACCGGACGTTATCCGACTCGTAATAGCCGCCCTCGTTCGTGTAGCGGGTGTTTTCACGATTTACTCCGGGCTTGAGTAGAATTTTCTGTAACGGCATTTTTTACCCTAAGATAGGAACAGAGCGCGTTCATCGTTTCTGCGCTTGACTAGCCCCGGAAGGATTTTACCCCCGCCCCGTGTAAACTTCAAGAACTCGTCTGCCGCCGCTTCCACTTCACCCCGAAGAACCTTCTGACGGAGGGTTGATCGCTGTACGCCGCCCAAACCGAGATTAAAAGCAAAACTGACAAGAGCGTCGTTTTGACCTTGGGTAAGACCCACAGGAAAAAGTTTGGCGACCCCAACTTCAAATCGGCGGAGATCAGCACCAAGGATTCCATCTACTTCGGCTCCTGAAAATACGCGGTTATCTTCCGCTTTAAGCGGGTAAGCGTCTCTTTGATCCAGAGGTAAACGACCCTGTTCGGGGTATAAAACGTGGCCTACGCCAACAGTGTGAAGACGCGCACTGCAAATATATGGCCGGTAACGGACGCCTTCCCAATGCTTGATGAGTTGTATCCCCCGCGCCGATATCTTCATCTTGCTATCCTATCAGTGTCATGCTACAATATGGACTCAACAATCCATAGGAACGGTCATGAACCCGATGAAAGTTATTGAAAAAGGCGCTGTTTGGCTTGTCTATGCTGACGGCAGTATTTGGAATGAAGGCAGAGAAAGAATTACCAAACGCATTAGAAATGGAAAAGAACAGGCTTTTACAAGTCAGTTTCCATCGGTCAAACTGTCGCCGTTCTTGAGTCATTCTGGTTATCTTACTGTTGCTACCTTGACAAATGGCAAGCGCCCAAAAGTTTTTGTGCATCGTCTTATCGCAATGTGTTTTGTACCCGGTTACAGGCCGGGGCTTACTGTTAATCACATTAACGGTATAAAAACTGACAATAGACCTGAAAATCTGGAGTGGGTTACTTTGGCAGAAAACACCAAACATGAATGGGCAACGGGCCTTGTTAATTTGCGGGGTGAAAACCAGCCTACTCACAAACTTACGCAAAAACAAGTGATACACATCCGCAGGGCATTGCGACTTGGCGTCCCTGCCAATTCTTTGTCCATCATCGCCAACGTAAGCCCCTCCACCGTTCACCTTATTGAAAAAGGGAAACGCTGGGCCAGTGTCTACGATACTGAGTGAGACTTTCACTCCTTGCCGCCTTTAAACGCCCGACCCCCGAAATGAAAGCTGATGATTGACGCAAAGATGATCTGAGTGTCAGCATCCCACAACTTGGTCAGCAGCACATCAAATGCTACCCCGTGGTTCCAAGCGTAGACAAACCCGCCAATCTCGACAAAAGCAAACAGCAGAAAGAAGCCATACGTCAGCAAGGGGCGTACACCGGCCCGGAGGTTCACCATCCACTGTGATGCACCCTGACCTATTGCTATGTCATGTGCGTACAGTGCAGCGCGTTCTGATGCCTCTGCTTCAATAGCCTGCCCCTCTACCCTGATCCCCTCCACCCGCTGTTGAGCCTCAAAGCCTGCCTTACGTAGTTCAAGTTCACGCTCAGTCTGGAGCTTTGCCATCGTTAGTTCGTGGCTCTTGTCGGCGCGGTCTTGGAAAAACCCTAGCAGTTTAGGTAAACCACCGGCCAAGAAACTGATGAGTGTGGAGAATAGGGTTAGCATAGTCAGCCTTTTAAGTCAAAACTTAGGTTTGCATGGCGGGGGTACTGAACGACACGCTCACCCTCGGGGCATTTGTATTTGATGGTTGCCAACAGTGTGGCTGTGCCGGGTGCAATCTTTTCTTTTCTGACCATTGTCAATTGGTATGTAAACGTGTCAATTGTTGGCCCAGCGGGGCCACTGAACTTACTTGCGGTGGTCGTTGCCTCATGCACCATGCCTGCGGCATCCCTGATGCTGGGGGTAAAACTCTCCACCGAGCAGTCATCCCGCTTCTTGATTCTGGCCACCGTGACGTTGATAGGCTGTCCTGCCGCTGCGGTAATCTTAAAATGCTCTGGTGACCACTCAAGGATAGCCCTGTCAAACCATCCAAACTTGTCTGCCAACGTGTACCCGCCGCCAATGGCTGCAATGCTGGCTGCGACTGCCCCGATGGTTTTGGTTACGTCGATCATAGCTACCCCTTGCTAAACCAATGACTCAGGTAACCAACGATAGAGGAAACGGCAGAAATAAGTGCCATACCGACCCAGATACCGCCACGGCCCCTGTTAGCAAGAGCCAACAACTCTTCCATGCCAGCCTCTAGCTTGTCCACCTTTTTGTCAAGGTCTTGGACTTTTTGCCAGAGTACGCCGTACTTTACTGGGTCAATTTCCCCGCTCATATCAATCTCCAAAGGTTGGCTCATCTGGAGTCACCGGGGGTTTTGCAGCCTCTTGAATGGCTTGAATCATCTGGAACACCTCTTGGTAGGGGCGGGTTCCAAGGTAGCCAAGGACTTGGTTTACCAACTCAACTGGTAGCTTGATGTTCATGGTGCGTCAGGCCAAGTAATAGTCCAAGGGAAGCCAGCCTGTGCGGTTACGTCACGCAGTGCTTGGCGGTAAGTTGCCCATGCAGTCTTGTCAACGGTAGCATCAGTGATCTGAGTCCAGTCGCAATCTTTGAGCTTGTCGTTGCGGCTGGTGCGTACAGAATTGGCTTGCTCTGCGTCCTTGCTGGCCTTGTATGCTGCCTCTTGCTCGGCAGCAGTCTGGGCGAGGGTTGTGTCCGTTGCTGCTGTGTCGGTAAAGGTAGGGCCAAGCACATACTTGGTGTACCACTTGCCATCAATCTGCTCAACCCCAGCCGCTTGGCTGAATTGGTAGACCGTACCACCTGTAGCTTGTGGGCCTTCAAAGACAACATCAGCGCCTAAAGCCGTCAAGACCTCGGCTGTTGTTGTGTCCCAAGCTGGGCCACCATTGGCTTTTTGGTATGCACGAAACTCTGCTTCGTACATGACCTGACCGTCATTTGTTCTGATTTGCATTGTGTTTCCTTATGCGATTGCCAAGAAGATGTAGGTTCCAGCATTCACGTTGATTGCCGCCAAGATGGCTGAGTTCAAAGCAAAGCCTGTTGTCACTGTGGTCACAGAGCCAAGCGTAGCCGTTTCAGCCGCTGTGCTGTTTAAAAGCAAATACGGGTCTGTCAGTGTAGTCATGCCTCGGGCTGTGTCGTAGGTATACCAGTCGCCTGTTGAGTCAGTGCGCTTGATGAGAACGAACCTTGCCCCGCCTGTGAAGCCGCAGTCAATGGTCTGGGTTGTGCCGTTGCCTGTGTATGAGCCTACTTTGGAAACACCGGGGCAGGTTGCAAAAAGATAAGCAACAAAATTTTCAGATGTAATTCCGTTTGTTCCGCCTGCTGACGTTCCAACCGTAAAAACACTACTTGTAGGGGATGTAGAAGTCCAAGCCGAAGACCCCGTACCAACAGCAGAAGTATCATTAAGAAATAATCTTGATGTATTTCCAAGCGATGCAGAATATACCCACCAATTGTTTGTAGCGGTAGTTCTGTTTTTAACAATCATTAACTCGGGGACAGCGCCAAGGTTATGTGATATCGACGGGCCTGTAGTATTTGTCCCAGCATAGCAAACCTCATCAAAGAAGCCGGGGGCGCGTTGAAACGCATAATCAACAAAATTTATTGTCCCACCTTGTGTCAAAATTTGATACTGAGATGATCCGGAACCTGTATTAAATTGAATATAATCAAATGTTCCTTCAGCACTAGTTACATTGCTGTAAAGAGCTTTTGTATTTCCCCTTAAACGGTCTTCCCATGTAGGATATGAAAAAGGTGACCTTGACATATCAACTACCAAATCTGGTGGGAAACCAGAACTTATTGTGCTTGTAGAGCCACTATCTGTACGAATAGTAGGTATAAACACCTTAGTCGCATCCGTAGGCACTTTCATCGGGCCACGGCGTATGGCTATGTAGATGTAGGGTGCTGATGCTTGAAGTTGGTTTGAAGATTTAAACCCTGTGCTTGTTGGTTCTAAATAAGAATCAAGACCTTCTGCAATGTTATAGTTTGCATATAGCAAGTTGCTATTGTTAGTGTTATTTCTTGTGAACCCTCGCATCGTATCGTTTATCGCCCAAGGTACGGCTATTGTCGAGGATTTTGATAGTATCCATTGGGGTTCATACCCAATATTAACATCACAACCCCCACTGGCATCAGTAGTAAAGCTCCCACACGTAATCACATTGTCCGTACCCGTCAGGCCAAAGCCGCCTGCGTTGTGGGCAAAGAGGTAGGCTACGTATGTGACTCCGGTATCGTTAACAATACCCCCGAACCCCGGCCCGTAAATATCAAAAGTAGTTGATGAGGTTTGAGAAGCAAAATTTTGCACGGCTCCACTAAAGGCTGCGGTTGTGTTCAAATATCCTTGAAGCGCATCTGTTGATCTGTGCCAAACAGCCCAATTCCCCGTTGCGCTTGTTGCTTTAACTATAATAAACCCCGGTACAGCGCCAAGGCTGTGTGAAATAGACCTGCTTGCTGCCCCATTCCCCGTATACGTCACAACATCAAAGAACTTTGGCTGCTCTCGGAATGTCCATGAGACGTAGGTTCCACCTGAATTGTTGTACCCACCAGCAGAACCAATGGTGTAGCCAGTAGTACCAAAACTTGTCAATCCAGTTGAATTTACAGATGATGCGCCCGTTGTATCTGAAGACATTTCATACGTTGCGCCTCTTGCCGTATCAACAAGGCGGTGACTAATACCAAGATACCTTGCCTTTGTCCAAACCAACCCACCCTTTGTAGACAGGTCAATGTTGTTGGTGATGGTCTGTGTAGCACCTGTACCCGTATAAACGTAGGTGCTCATGACGTCTTCTATATACGTAGGCACAACAGCCACACCGCCGCCAAAGCCGTCATAACTAGCCGCACCACTTGTTGCTTGCAATGGCATGGTTTACGCCTTGAATTGTGTAACTGAGGCAAGGATGGTGAAAGTCGCGCTGCCTGTCTTGATGATCAGGTAGCGGTACGAATCAATGCCGCTGGCATTCCCCGCAGTAGGCGCACCGCCAAGCCAGCGAGTAGTCACGCCAGAAGTTGTGCCATCCACTTGCACGGCAGAGTTGTAGTAGGCAGTCGAGCCTTGGGTCACCAAGAAGGCCACGGTCATTGACTGGCCTGTGCTCATCAAAGTGTTCAGCGACGTACCAGATGAGCCTCTGAAGTTCACCGTCCAGTTGGCACTTGCGTTGCTTGTGTAGTACAAGACAGACTGGGTGGTAATGTCATAGGCGATCGTGCCTGTAGCCGCTGTTGCCGATACTGTTGTTACCTCTGCCGCGTCGTTCAGGACAATGGCTGTGGCTGATGATGTGCCGCTGAATGTCTTTGTGCCTGTGGCGGTCTGGGCCGTAGACAGGCTTGCCACATCAGACAGGGTGTTGCTACCAAAAGCAATGGTCTTGTTGGTCAGGGTCTCGGTGCCAGTTGCCGTGACAAGGTTTGTTGGCGTGATGATTGCAGATAGGGTTGTCATGGCTTACTCCGATTTAGGGTATTTTGCTTTGACCGCAAGACACGCATCAACGTATGCCTGCACCTGTGCTTGGTCACCCTTAACAATTGCGTCTAGGTAGTCTGCCATTGGCGGGTACTCAGCGGCTCGTTGACGTTGGTACTGTGTTTTAGCAAGTGCCGCTTGCTTGACTAACTCCTGCGCCTCTTCCGCATCACGTTGCGCTTCTTCCTCTGCCGTGAACGGGACATTGCCTTCTGATGTTGCGTGGTATCTCATGTTGATTCCTTATTTGGCAATTCCGTAGAGTTTGAAGGTTCCGGTTAAATTTCCAGAAGATGAGAAAAATCGGACACCAGAAAGTACGCTGCTGCTATTAGCATAACCAAGTGTGCCGCCACCTTTGTTGTTGTACAAAGCGTAAGCACCATTTGTATAAATGGATTTAGTTCCTGAATTATTTACAGCCAACAGAAACATTGACATGGAAAAATTGTCACCTATTGACCCGCCCAGACCAGACGCTGCAGAAAGTTGCAACGATGTGTCGCCCCCTAAAAATTCAGGAACATTTGTAGCCACACTTGTTGACCGTGTATCGGTGTTCCAATAATAAATTGCTGATGTGTTATATGAACCGCCAAGTTTTAACCGACCCAATAAAGTGGTTGCAGATGAACTATTGAACAAACCCGAAACAGTAATCATGTAGTCGTCATAAGTCGACGAGAATCCCGTTTCTACATCCACAGTTCCTGATGCACTTGCGGTGACAGTGGAGAGTAATACAAGCGCACTAGCACCACCCGCTGCCGAACTTACCCAAGTCGTGCCGTTAGAAGTCAGCACATTGCCGTTGGTGCTAGGGGCTACAAAGGTGGGTGCTGATGTGCCGTTGCCAAGGATGACATTGTTGGCCGTGAGGGTGGTTAGGCTTGTTCCGCCATTGGCTACGGGGAGTGTGCCTGTCACGCCCGTACTGAGGGGCAGTCCTGTTGCATTGGTCAGCGTTCCGCTTGCCGGTGTGCCAAGAACCGGTGCAGTCAATACTGGGGCTGTCAGCGTCTTGTTGGTCAGGGTCTGTGTGCCGGTCAGCGTGACAGCCGTACCGCCGTTGCCGCCAATCTGTGCAAACACCTCCCAGCTTGCTGTACCAGAACTGTTGTAGACAAACTGAACAGACGCTCCGCTGATATCGCAAACCAAGTCCTGCGCTACATCAGCAATGTTGTTGCCGTTGCGCCCTACGGTGAGGTTGTTTGTCCCCCAAGTACCAGCCGCATCCGCAACAATGACTTGAGCGCCGTTAGTTGGAGATGCTGGCAGGGTGACAGTGAATGCCCCAGCAGTTGTGTTGGTCAGCACACCGTCATTGGCAACGGCTGTGTAAGTGGATGTTTTGGTGGTGGTGTATGTGAAGCCCCCTGCCGCTGGTGCGCTGGATACCCATGCGCTCCCCGTGCTTGTCAGCACGTTTCCAGATGCGCCTGATGCTGTTAATCCTGTACCGCCAGATGCCACCGGCAGCGCAGCGCCTAGAGTCAA